GCTACCGAGGCTTTCCTAAAGAAGTTTAAAACCTTTTTAGAATAAACGGAAGGTAGGAAGAAACTATTATTTTGTCCTGCTACGGAGTTAGCAAAGTTAGCATCGGTATCGGTGCTTGGTTCAAAAAATTGAGCCATGATACTTTCTCCTTTTTAGTTTAATAGTTTATTTAACGATTCTACCATCTTGCATTGCATCTGATATTTCCTTTTCGTATTTATCAAATTCTGCAACACTCATGGCAGCAATCTCCCTTTCAGACCAAACTTTATCCTGCTTTGGCTCGACCGTTGTTGTTTTGGTGGACACCATATCAGCAGCATTTCCTTTAGTCTTAGATGATGACCTAGTCTTTTTTTGAGGTACATCCATTCCTATGTCTCGCTTAAATAAATCTAATGCACGAGAAGCTAAATCGGCATCGTTAGCATTTGCATAAATCCATTTTTTAATAGATTCAGGCTGCTCCTTTGCCCAAGAATGAAACTCATCACTATTTTTAATTTCTTCAAAATCAGGATGTTTTTCATTTAACCTTTGTTCTGCATCTCTTCGTATCATCTGTTGCTCTCTTTCTTGGAGTTTACCAAGGCGTTCTTCTAGAACTTT